TGATGAGCACTGAGGAAGTCAAGCAATTCGCCAAGACCTACAGTCAATCTTACAAGAATGGCTACAGTTCCCCATGGAAATCGAACTTTGACGAGATGGCGAAAAAGACGGTGCTCAAACGGGTGCTCAAATATGCACCGCTTTCTGTCGAGTTTGCCCGGGAGGTCGAAGCGGACGAAACGATTAAAACAAACCTTGACGCTGATATGGTGGCCATGCCGGACGAAACGGATTATACCATCCTCGACGAGGAAACCGGCGAAATCATTGAGACCGAAGTATCCGAAGAAACTGATCAGGCAGAGCCTCAGACAGCTGCCGACGGTCAGACGGTCATCGACCCGCGGTTGAAGTAGGACACCATGGCAAGGCCGCAAAAAAAAGGGCTTGAGTATTTTCCTTTTGATTGCGGGTTCTTTCGGGATAAAAAAACCAGGCTTGTAAAGGCGAAGTTTGGTGCAAAAGGCTTAGCGGTTCTCATTCAAGCGTTCTGTGAAATTTACGAGAACCGCGGCTATTATATGACTTGGGACGAAGACGACTGCCTCATGATGGCGGAAACTGTCGGTTGCGGTGTTTCGCCCGAGTTGGTGTCGCAGGTTATTGAATTCTCGGCTGCGCGGTCACTGTTCGATTACACACTTTTCAGTCAGGAACAGATTTTAACCTCCAGAGGCATACAAAAGAGATTTATACAAGGTGCCTCAAAACGCGACAACATCCGTATGCGCAAAGACCTGTTTTTGCTGGATGAAAACGAGATTCCGAAAGGGTCTCTGGTTAAGCTCGACCTTTTTACGGTTTCCGGAGAGAAAACCCACGTTTCCGGTCCGGAAACCCCAGTAACCGGAGAATCAATCCCTAAAGTAAAGGAAAGCATAGCAAAGCATAGCATAGTAAAGGATAGTAATATACTGCCCGGAGCTACTGGCGTAGCATCCGGACCAGCGTCATCGCCGATTGTGTATCAACTACCACTCAACACAAACAAACCCTATCCAATCACGAAAGAAAATATCAAAGAATGGCAGGCCCTTTATCCTGCTGTCGATATCAAAGCAGAGTTGCGAAAGATAAAGGGGTGGCTTGACGCCAACCCAAAACGGCGGAAGACGGATAGGGGCATCAAACGATTTATTAACAGTTGGTTATCCCGTGAGCAGGATCGCGGGGGTCGATACTACCAACCAGCGTCAAATGGTAGCCGTCAAGGCCAAACATGGGAAAACCCCTTTGGCCGGGTGATGGATGAGAAAGGAACATGAAATGACAGATCAAGAAGCACGGAAGATTTTGTTTACATTGGCAGCAGCATACCCAATGGCTTATCAAAAGATGTCAAAAGAGATGTCAAAGGAAACGGTCACACTATGGGCATCGATTTTTGCAAAAACCCCGTATGATGTGGTTGGGAAAGCGGTTCGGCAATATATTGCAACAAACGCCAGCCATTTCCCGCCATCGCCGGGAGAGATTAATCAAATCATCGCAAAAGAACACTACAAGCCCATCAATCCCAGCGATGCCTGGCAGTTGGTTTTAAAAGCCTTGATGGAGGCCGGGAGCTATCCGCAAAAAGCCTTTGACGCTTTGCCGGCACCAATTCAGCGGGCCGTTGGGAGTGCGGCAACACTCAAACAGTGGGCGATGACGCCGACGGCCGAGCTTGAAAGCTTCACGAAGCAGCGCTTTGTGAGTCAGCTCAGGGATCAGACCACGGCAGAGGTGCAGGCGAATATCGTGGATCCGAGCCGCACGCTGGAAGCCAAGGCGCCGGCAGCCTTGCCGGAAGAAAAGAAGCCGCCAGCAGACAATTTTGACCCAGCGGCGCACCGGCCAAAGGGATTGACCGATACCATGCCTCCTGCGATTACCAATAATCCGAAAATCAAAAAGATTTTTGAAAGCTGGGGTGTGATGTGATGAACGAAATGGGCCCGAAAGGATGGGATCGAAATTGATGGATGAAGTCATTAGATGGGTGCAGCGATGGACGCGCCGGACCGGGATGACCAGCAAAGAAAGCCCATGGCTGCCGGTTGAAAGCGCCATGTGTAAAGGCTTGGCCTATCTGATCAAGGATGGCCATATCATCATCGACGGGGGCAACTGTGGGATGCTGGCCGGGAAGATGGATCGGCAACTGATCACCGACTTGGCCATGGAGCTGATCGAAATGGTGGAAACCTATGGCGATTAACAGCCGAGATAAAGGCGCCAAACGCCACATCGGGAAAAATGACAAGAAAACAGGAAGATTTGTTTCAAATAAAAATTTATTTTCAAGGGAAAAAGATAGGCTTTTGGTTTTATCAGAAAGTGGAGAATTGCTATTTTTTACAGATCTAAACAAAGAAGAGTTAGTGAAAAAATTAAGTTGGTCAAAACTTGCCAATGGCTATTCTGCTTGCCGCATAAATGGCAAAGAAGTTAGCGCACATAGATTTTTTACAAACGCACCACAAGGATGTGTTGTTGACCACATTAACAGGAATAAGAAAGACAATAGATTGTCAAATCTGAGGATAACAAACAAAAGCATAAATGCATTTAATGCGGATAGGCGGATAAACAATAAAAGCGGAAAAACTGGAGTATATTTCAGAAAAGATACGCAAAAATGGGCTGCTGAAATAAAAAAAGATGGTAAGAAATATTGCCTTGGGTGTTATGAGGCTTTTGAAAAAGCATTAAAAGTACGAGAAAACGCAGAGGTTAAGTTATATGGCTTTAAACAGCAAAAATAAAGGGAAAAGATATGAGCTTGAACTTGCAAGAGATTTCAGGATGGAGGGATATCCAAACGCCCGTCGTTCAGCTCAATACTGCGGGGCCAACGGCGACGCGGACGTAATGGGTCTGCCGCATATCCATGTTGAAGCAAAACATGTGGAGCGACTAAATCTGCGTGACGCGATGGATCAGGCCGTGCGCGATGCCAAAGACGGCGAATTGCCAGCCGTATTTCACCGAAAAAATAACTATAAGACGTTGGTCACGATGCGGATGCAAGATTGGTTCAAGATTTATAAAGAGTGGGAAGCGGGAAAAGAGGTGATTGAAAGATGTTAGAAACAATTTTAAATATTTTATTTATTATTTCATTTGTTGCTTTGATTGTATTGGAAGCCTTTGTGATGGTGGACATCGCCGGCTATGCGGCATGTGCGGCAGAGTGCGCGGCGGAGTGCGAGGAGCATGAAGATGTTAAACTGGAACTTGAAAAATGAAAAAAGTGCCATTGAGGCCATAAAACTCGCCGCAAAGATGTCAGGGCAATACTATAAAAAACCAATCCAAATTGCTTATAGCGGCGGGAAGGACAGCGACGTCCTTTTAGACCTCGCATTAAAATCTGGTGTGAAATTAAAAGTTATACATAATTTGACAACAGCGGATGCACCAGAAACGATGTATCACGTCAAAAATAAATTTAAAAAATTAAAAGATCTTGGCGTCGAAACGGAAATGAAAATCGCAAAAGATAAAAATGGCAAAAGGATCACAATGTGGAACTTGATCCCACAAAACAAGATGCCACCAACAAGGCGTATGAGATATTGTTGCAGTGTTTTCAAGGAGACGAGCGGAAAAAATGCGATTGTTTTAACAGGCGTCAGAAGCAAAGAATCAGCAAAAAGAAACGAACGACAGGCTTTTGAAATTATTGGTAAAACAGTAAAAGAAGCTAAAAGGTGGGGCTTAAATAACGCCATGGAAGTTTATAGAGACGCCCAAAGGATGCCAGAAGTTTATGACTGCCAACTCATTGTAAATGCAAAAAAAAATAAAAAAATTATTGTTAACCCAATTGTAAATTGGTCAGATTACGACGTGTGGACATACATACGAGGAAATGGAATATCCTATAATCCGCTATATGACGAGGGTTTTACGCGTGTTGGGTGTATCGGATGCCCGCTTAGTGGACCCAAGAATATGAGAAAAGAGTTTTTGAGATGGCCAAAATATAAAAAATTATACATAAATGCTTTTAACAAGATGATATTAGAAAGAAAAAAAGCCGGGTTAAAGTGTGATTGGAAAAGCGGAGATGATGTTATGCGTTGGTGGTTGAAAGATGATGAAATCAAAGGGCAGTTAGTTTTTTTCGAAGCGATGGCCGAGAGGAAATAATTTATGAGCATGAAGCAAATTTCAATGACGTTTTTAATTGTCGCCTGCATAATTCTCACCGTCACGGTGGCGGTGCATGCTAAGACGATGGCGCCACCGAGCAAGCCGGAGTTTTCGGCATATGAAGCAACGTTCGAGAAAGGCGACAGCGGAATCAAGAAAGTCATTGTATTACAAGACAACAAACGGCATCAGGAATTTATCCTGGTGCCTGGGCACGGAATGCAGTTTAGATGGCAGGACGCAAGAAAGATAGGCGAATAATGAAGTCTAAAATACTATCAGAACTTGACCAGCAATTTTCCGGCCTGGCTAAGATGCATATATATCGAGATAAAGACGGACGTTATATTGGTGGGCAATATGAAGAGGGCTGGCAAGACGCACTGGATTATGCTGAACAGGCTGTTGAGAAAGTTCTTGAGAACTATGATCAAAGTAAATATTACTGGCAACTAACAGCACTTAAAGGCATTCCATGTTCTTATTTTAATCTTCTTAAAAACAATATCGAACTATGGTGTGAAATCGGGTCGAAAAACGGCTGTATCGACGAATACGAAACAAAATTTACGATGTCTGAATTTAAAGAGCTTTGCGAAAATCTTGGCATTGATTTTAATGCGTAAAAAAGTTGAGATTGGGGGATGAAAAAGTAATGCTGAAAATTATAGGAGTTGAAGCCATCGCCGCGTTGGCGGCACTGTTCGCATATGAAGTCATCTGTATTCGGGATAAGCTGGTGGTGTACAAACGGCACAAATTTATGAATTTTGGCGAGGAGATGGCCAGAAGCATACAGAATGCGATACAGTCAAAAAAAGATAGGTTGAAAAGTGATCGATAATTACGAAGAAGTGCAAGCGGTTTTCGCCGAAAGATTTTCGGAGGTTGAAGATATGATCGCAAAGAAGCATCATATCACACTGGGCGATATAGCCGAAAAAATCGGTGTTAACCCCACAACAGCGTACGCATGGCGACGCCGCGGGCGAAGCTTGCCGAGAACCGGAGAGCTGCGAAATATTTGCTTAAAATTTGGCGTTTCGGCGGACTACCTGCTGGGGCTGAGCAACTGTAAAGGGATTCGGAGGTAATCAATGGTGGAGCAATACAAAAAACGAGTTTACATCAGTGGACCGATCGAAGGCGTTGAAAACTACACAAAATATTTTGACTGGGCTGCCGAAAGGGTGAAAAAGATGGGGTTTGACCCGGTCGATCCCGCGGCATGTTTTAACCCGGTAAAAGATGTTTTATCGCGGGATGAGATGATGAGTCTGTGTTTTAATTTGCTCGAAAAGTGCGATTACATTTACATGCTGGCCGGGTGGCAAACATCAAAAGGTGCCAAAGAGGAGTTGAAATATGCGCTCGATCGAAATTTTGACGTAATGGTGGAGGCTATATGACGAAAAAAGAGCTGAGAAAAATCAAGTGGCTCAAGCAGTACCATGTTTTGCGCGAGAGATCAGCCGACTGCGAAGAACGCATCAAAGAGTTGCGCGATCAGCTGTACAATCAGGACCTGCAAGCGCAGCGGATCACAGGCATGCCGCATGGCGGTTCGATGGACAGCGATATCACAGAAATTTTGATGGACCGCATCGATGGGCTAATTCATGGCGAAATTTATATCAAACGCGAAGCTGTTGCCCAGGCCGAATCGATCCATCGGGCGATTGGAAAGATTGATGATCCGGGGCTTCAGTGGCTGCTTGAACTGCGCTATCTTCAGTGGGACGGCCGATACAACTGCCCGCTGACGTGGAATCAGATCGGGCGGCGGATGGGGTATGAACGCGCACAACTTCATCGACTACACCATCGAGCATTGTCATTACTTCAACTTCCCGGAAAGGATGATACACCATGATACATTGATCTGTGCTATTATGGTATCGTCGAGAAACGGATAAAGAAATATATAACTCTCTTGACTTTATCCGTTCAGATTAAGCGCCGTTTAAGGCGCTTTTTTAGTGAAAGAAAGGGGGATGATGTATTTGAAATTGACATTGAAACAGCAGCGTTTTGCAGATGAATACATCATCTCCGGGAACGCGACGCAGGCCGCGCTCACGGCCGGCTATGCCGAACGATCTGCATATAGAACAGGCGCTGATAACCTCAGAAAGCCTCAAGTTAAGGCCTATATCGACGAGC